TACTCAGTAGACGAGGTACAGGTTCAAAACAGACTGGATGAAATTCGTAAAAAGACAATGACGGAGGGTTACAAAAGAGCGAAAAACCAGACTGAGGTTATGGAGAAATACGTTGAAGATCAACTTATTGAAGGAGGGTTTTACGAAGAGTTAGCAAGGCTGATTAATGATGTTGCTATTTTCCCGACAGCGTTCATGAAAGGCCCCATAACTCGTATGAAACCAGTTGTTGATTGGGTGGATAATGGATTAACGGGAAATAAACAGATAAAGACTGTTAGAAAACCTGTGAGAAAATATGAAAGGGTAAGCCCTTATGATATGTATTTTGCTCCTGGCGCGAAGAATATTCAAGAAGGATATTTATGTCAAAGGCATAGGATGAGGACATCTGAATTGCAATCCATGATCGGGGTTGATGGTTTTGACGATGACGCTATACGTGCGGTGCTGGCCGAATACGGGCAAGGAGGGCTCAGGGAATGGCTGTCAAGCGATACATCAAGGAATATAGCTGAGGGCAGGCTTACAGCAGAAACAGACCCCGATGCACAGATTGACGCGATAGAGTATTGGGGCGCAGTGCAAGGTGAGGCCCTGATTGAATGGGGCAGCAAAGAGGATAATTTAAAACCGGAAATGTCGTATAATATAACAGCATGGCTGATAGGCGATTGGGTGATTATGGCCCGACTAAATGCTCATCCTCTGGGCTACAAACCGTATTTTGCAGCATCGTTTTCTTACAATAATGATAGTATTTGGGGTGAAAGTCCCGTTATACTCATGAGATCAGAGCAAAAGGCCTGTAATGCCTGCGCACGGTCTTTGTTTAACAGAATGGCTTTTGCTTCAGGGCCGATAATTGAAGTTCTCTGGGATAGACTAGCCCCTGGATTTAACCCGACAGAAATAACACCATGGATGATATTTAAAACACGATCAGACATTAATAGCCCATCTCAAGCTGTTTATCTGACTGAATTTAATCCATATTCAAACATATTTTTAGAGGTATATCAGCAATTTGCACGGCAGGCGGCAGAAACAACGGGCATACCGGATTATATGAGCGGAAGCGATAAAGGCGCGAATGACACAGCCTCCGGCTTTGCAATGCAGATAAACAACATGAATGCCATGATGCGGAATGTCGTTATGGGTATTGACGACAATATCATCAAGAAAGTCATTTATGAACACTGGTTGAGTATTATGCTTTATGACGATGATGTTCCCAAAATAGGGGATATTAACATTCGGGCGAGGGCCTCTGATTATATCATTGCTCAGGAGCAGTTACAACTTAGGCGGAACGAATTTCAGCAGGCTACAACAAACCCAATTGACATTGAAATTATTGGTAAGCGCGGCAGAGCCAATATGCTTAGAGAAAACGCGGCAGGGCTTAAATATGATAACGATATTGTTCCGAGCGATGATGAAATTGCTGAAATGGAGAAGAAAGACATGATTATTCAGCAACTTCAGGCGCAATTAGCCGAATTACTTGGTAATACAGGAGGGGCTCAAGGCGCAATGTTGCCGGTAAAAAAAGGAGCTGCGCAGGATTTAGCGGGAGGACAGAAGGGGAATGAGCCAGGGAGGTTAATGGCGAATGGCTAACTGGATACCAACAGGCGAATTAACCGACGTTGACCTGCACGATATTAAGCTCTTGAAAGAAAGTCGGGATAAACGGGGAAATGAAGGCGTTTTAAAAATGTTGTACGTAACGGAACAGAAGGTCGATAAAGTGTTAAGAACAGCGACAAATGATCAGCAGTTACACCAAGCTCAGGGAATCGCTCAGTTTTTCGAAGAATTGAGCGAATTGATTGATCTGAAGTAGGTACGCTCCGCTATCTCTCATCGGGAGAGAATGGAAGCGTTGGGCGATAACAATTTAACAAAGGAGAATTAAAATGAGATTTGAACAGTTATCGGTTGGACAATTTACAGTTAGAGAGATGTATGATATTAATGGGCG